CGGTCGTGTCCTTGGTGAGTTTATTGTCTTCGACCACGCGAACGATAGATATACTAGTGTAAAAGATATAATGATTCGTGAGCATATAGGTGTTGAATATTACGGTCAGTCTAAGCAAGAGATAGAAGAACAACATCTTAAGAATAGAGAGCTGCTTACTTTACCTGAAGGTTATTAGTATATTCTCCCGGCCCATCCTAACAAGATGATTATAATATGTAAACAATAGAAGTGCAACTAAAAAATGCCAGAAATATACTTAGGTAATCAAAATTTAAAAGCTACTGGGGTACAAGTTGAATTTACTCAAGAGAACGTCCTAGAGTATTTAAAGTGTGCAAAAGACCCTATTTATTTTATAAAAAATTATTTACAAATCGTAAGTATAGATGAGGGGCTTGTATCATTTGATCTCTGGGATTTCCAAGAGAAAATGGTTCGTACATTTGAAGACAACCGTTTTAGTATATGTAAGCTTCCCAGACAAGTAGGTAAAACTACCACGGTAGCTGCATATATTTGTTGGAAAGTATTATTTACTGAACAATATAGCGTAGCTATACTAGCCAACAAAATGCTACAAGCAAGAGAAATACTTGGCAGAATTCAATTAATGTATGAGCATCTACCACAATGGATGCAACAGGGTGTGATAGAATGGAATAAGGGTAATATTAGATTAGAAAATGGTTCAGAGATACTTGCATCAGCTACATCGTCAAGTGCTATTAGAGGTACTTCTCAAAATTTAATTTATCTTGATGAGTTTGCTTTTGTACCTAACAATTTGCAAGAAGAGTTTTTTACTTCAGTATTTCCTACAATTTCATCTGGTAAGTCATCAAAAGTATTAATAACATCTACTCCTAATGGAATGAATTTATTTTATAAGCTGTGGGTAGATAGTGAAGAAGGTAATAATGATTATGAAAGAGTAGAGATTCACTGGTCAGACGTGCCGGGAAGAGATGAAAAGTGGCGTGAAGAAACTATAAGAGCTACATCAGAGGAGCAATTTAGACAAGAATTTGAAACTGAATTTTTAGGAAGTACTAATACATTAATACATCCTTCTGTGCTCAGGCGTTTGGTGTTTAAAACACCTCTTTATTCTAAAAATAATTATGATTGTTATCAAGAACCTGAACCTAGTCATAATTACGTTGTTATATGTGATGTTTCAAGAGGTGTAGGTGGAGATTATTCTGCTTTTATTGTTTTTGATATAACAGAGTATCCATACAAAGCAGTAGGTAAATATAGAAGTAAGGATATTTCACCCCTTTACTATCCTAATGTAATATATGATGCTGCACGAAAATATAATAATGCATTTGTTTTAATAGAAGTAAATGATATAGGAGAACAAGTTTCAAATATTTTACATCAAGATTTAGAGTATGATAATATTTTAAATACATCATATAAATCAGGCCTTCAACAATTGAGCTCAGGATTTGCTGGAAAGCAACAGCTTGGTGTACGCACAACAAAATCTGTAAAAAGAGTAGGGTGCGCTACATTAAAAGATATGATAGAACAAGATAAACTTATAGTTGAAGATTATGATTATATTTTTGAGTTATCTAATTTTGTTTCAAAGCGTGAGAGTTATGAAGCAGAAGAAGGTATGCATGATGATTTAGTTATGTGTTCGGTTTTATTTGCGTGGTTAGTTAGACAGGAGTATTTTAAAGATTTAACCGATGATGATTTAAGAAAAAGATTATTTGAAGAAAATCAAAAAATGATAGAAGAGGACATTCTACCTTTCGGTTTTATAGATGATGGACATGAAGAAGAAGGTATTATAAATATAGATGAAGGAAGGCAAGCTTGGCAGCTACCCCAGATGGATGATGTGTGAAGTAATAAAAATTATAAATAAACTTAGAACTAGCAACCTTATAAAGGAGAATTAACATGCCATTTCAAGTCTCACCAGGCGTAAATGTCAGTGAAATTGATTTGACCACCGTCATCCCTGCAGTATCAACTACTGAAGCGGGTATTGCAGGTCATTTTCGCTGGGGACCTGTTAACAAATCAACACTAATTTCGTCAGAAGACGCGCTTGCACAACAGTTTGGCAAGCCTAATAACGATACAGCTACAGATTTCTTTACTAGCGCTAACTTTTTAGCGTATGGTAATGCTTTGTATGTTGTACGAGCAGAAAACAGCGCAATGTCGAATGCAAGAACTAATTCTGCTAATTCAGCAATATTACGCGTTGATAATGATGATGATTACGAAAATAATCACGAATCTGGTACATCAGGTGTAGGTCGCTGGATTGCAAAATATCCTGGTACACTTGGCAATTCTTTAAAAATTTCTGTATGTCCATCTTCTACAGCGTACTCAAGTGATTTAACTGGTACATACAGTGTAACATCAAATACTACTACGGTTACGTTTTCAGCTAACCAAGCTTCAACATTGATAGTTGGAGATGTATTAGAGCTTGGAACTACTAACGGTACAAAACAAGACCGTAGAATCTCTAGCATCGCTGCTAACGGCACGTCAGTAACTCTTGAATCAAGATATACAGGTGATACAGTATCGGCCAATACAGCATTAACACGTAAGTGGGAATATGCTGCTAATACTGATAGAGCTCCAGGTACTTCACAGACAGCTACAAATGCAGGTGCTACAAATGATGAACTTCATATTGTTGTTGTAGATGAAGACGGTTTATGGACTGGTACTAAAGGACAAGTATTAGAAGTATTTCAAAATCTTTCTATGGCTTCAGATGGTAAAACAGAGTCTGGTGCAGCAAACTATTTTAGAGATGTAATTAATAACCAATCACGTTATGCGTGGTGGGCTGCATCTACATCTATAGGTACAAATGCAGGTACATCAGTGCAGGGCGGGACTACATACACTGGTTCAACGGTACCGTTGACTGATTCATTTTCACAAGGAGCTGACGGTTCTGCGCCGACAGCAGCCAATATTATAACTGCTTATGATAATTTTGCAAGTACTGAAACTATTGACCTATCATTTATTCTTGGATCAGGTAATGGTCAAACAGTCGCAACTCACTTAATTGATAATATTGCCGCTGTACGTAAAGATTTGCTTGTGTGCTTATCACCACTACGTAGTAGCGTCGTTAATAATAACTCTTATGCAGGCAAAGAAGCAGAAGATGTTGTCGCGTATCGTGATTTACTTCCTTCTACTTCATATGCAACAATGGATAGTGCTTGGAAATATCAATACGATAAGTATAATGATGTATATCGTTATGTACCAGCTAACGGAGATACCGCAGGTTTGATGGTACAGACAGATACTATTAGAGATCCGTGGTTCTCACCAGCCGGGTTTAATCGCGGTAATATGAAAAATGTTATCAAATTAGCTTGGAACCCTGGTAAAGCAGAAAGAGATACTCTTTATAAAAACGGTGTTAATCCAGTAGTAACATTCCCAGGTAGAGGTACTGTACTATATGGAGATAAAACATTGCTTTCCAAGCCAAGCGCATTTGATCGTATCAATGTACGTCGCTTGTTTATTGTACTAGAAAAAGCGATTGCTACTGCTGCTAACTTCACGTTGTTCGAATTTAACGATGCATTTACAAGAGCACAGTTTAAAAATCTAGTGGAACCGTTCTTACGAGATGTACAAGGTCGCCGAGGTGTATTTGACTTTAGAGTAGTTTGTGACGAAACTAACAATACGGGTGAAGTAATTGATAGAAATGAGTTTATTGGAGATATTTACATTAAGCCTGCTAGGTCAATTAATTTTATTCAGCTGAACTTTGTGGCAGTTAGAACTGGTGTAGAATTCTCAGAAGTCGTAGGCCAATTCTAATAAATAAAAGAAAATAACAAAGGAGCATAAGCGATGGCATTTTCAGTCACAGATTTCAGTAGCCAGTTAACGTTTGGCGGTGCAAGACCTTCACTCTTTGAAGTGCAGATCTTTAATCCAATAAACGCTGCTGGTAATTTAAAAACACCATTTATGGTTCGATCAGCTCAAATCCCGGCTCAAACAGTCGGGACTATCAATATGCCTTATTTTGGCAGACAGATTAAAATTGCTGGTAATAGAACATTTGCAGAATGGTCACCAACTATCATTAACGATGAAGACTTTTTGATTCGTAACGCAATGGAAGAATGGCAAGCCTCTATAAACAATCATAGAGGTAATATACGATCAGCTGGAGCAGGTCCTGCTGATTATAAATCCACAGCTACTGTTACTCAATTTGGTAAAGATGGAGATCCGCTGCGTACATACGAGTTTGTTGGTCTTTGGTGCTCAGATGTTCAAGCAATTGATCTTAACTGGGAGACAGAAGGAGTGGAAGAGTTTACTGTAACTTTCCAATATGATTATTGGCAAGTAACCGGCGGCATTACAGGTACCGGCAACACAACCGCTTAACTGAGCATATAGAAGAGGTAATTTATTATGGCGAACCAGCTATATCCTAAAGCTAAGGAAGATTTCCTTGCTGGTAACTTGAATATGTCAACTAATAATGTTGTATTAGCACTTATTGATACTGACGTATATACATTCTCTCAAATACACCAAGACCGCGCTGATATTCCCAACAGCGCGGTAGTGGCGTTTGCTAATTTGAACAATAAATCTATTGGCAGTGGTGTATTTGATGCTGATGATCTTACATTTACAAACGTTTCGGGTGCTAACTGTGAGGCCCTGGTAATCTATCATAATGACTTACAAGGCGGTAATGCAAGTTCTAGGCTTATTGCTTATATTGACAATGCTACCGGACTTCCTATTTTACCTAACGGCGGCGATATTACAGTGCGATTCTCTTCCGGCGCAAGCAAGATTTTCGCTCTTTAATAAACGCTGCGAAACATAGAAGAGGGGGTACTATAAATATAGTATACCCCCTTTTTTTAGAGGATAAAAATGGAAATATTTGGTTTTGAAATAAAGAGATCTGATCAAAAAGAAAAAGATCAGCTTCAAGCTATTGTACCTTTAACAAACGAAGATGGTGCTACAGAAGTAACAGCTGGAGCGCCTACAGGTATGTATGGCGGAACATATGTAGATATCGAAGGATCTGCAAAAAGTGAAGCAGATCTTGTTACAAAATATCGTGAAATGTCTCTGCAACCTGAATGTGATTTTGCTATTGAGGATATTATTAATGATTCTATTAATATGGATAAAAGTGCTTATCCGGTTGAAATAGTTCTTGATGATGCTGATTTACCACAAAGAATAAAGAAAATTGTAAGAGAAGAGTTCGACAGAATCCTTTATACATTAGATTTTGGTAATAAAGGTTATGAAATTTTTAAACGCTGGTACATCGACGGTCGTTTGTATTATCAAATAGTAATTGATAAAGATAATATTAGAGACGGTATAAAAGAGCTACGTTACATTGATCCTCGTAAAATAAAAAAGATACGTCATCAACAAAAAGAAAAAGATCCTAAAACTGGTGCTACTTTATTTAAGGGTGTAAAAGAATTTTATTATTATAACCCTAAAGGTATAGCATCAAACGATAAAGGTATAAAGATAGCTAAGGATAGCATTTGCCATGTTGACTCTGGTCTAATTGATCCTATGAACAAGCTATCATTAGGTTATCTTCATAAAGCTATAAAACCATTAAATCAGTTGCGTATGCTAGAAGATGCAACTGTCATTTATCGTTTATCTAGAGCTCCTGAGCGTCGAATTTTTTATATTGACGTGGGCAACCTTCCTAAAGCTAAAGCCGAGCAATATCTTCGTGATATGATGGTTAAGCATAAAAATAAATTAGTTTATGACGCTAATACTGGTGAAGTTAGAGATGACAGACGTCATATGACTATGCTAGAAGATTTTTGGCTTCCACGTCGTGAAGGCGGTAGAGGTACTGAAATTACCACTTTACCAGGAGGTCAAAATCTTGGAGAATTAGATGATGTAATGTACTTTCAGAAAAAACTTTACAAAGCTTTAAATGTACCTATCAGTAGATTAGAAGCCGAAGTAAATTTTAATATAGGTCGCTCTACAGAGATTTCTAGAGACGAGTTAAAATTTCAAAAATTTATTAACCGTATAAGAAATAAATTTGCTGTTTTATTTGATAATTTATTAGAAGTACAGCTAGTTCTTAAAGGTGTTATAACTAAAGGTGAATGGGAGCAAGTACGTAATTCTATCACGTTTAACTTTATTAATGATAATCATTTTGAAGAGCTAAAGCAAAGTGAAATAATGGCTGAGCGCTTAAGGCTATTAGGGGAAATAGATCCGCTAGTAGGTAAATACTTTTCCACGCATTGGGTACGTAAAAATGTTCTTCATATGACAGAAGAAGAAATTGATATAATGCAGAGGGAAATAAATTTAGAAGGTGATGAAGATTCTGATGAAGATGATATCGAAGTACAAGCTAATAATAGTATAGAGAATACCGAAGAATCTTTTGAAGAATTTGAACCAGCTAAAGAATTATCTGAAGAAGAGAAGCGCTTAGTAGATAGTATGACTAAATTTTATGATTCAATGTCATCACAGGATGTTGTAGAGAATGGAACAGGTTGAACACGCAAAGCTTTTAGCAGCTCTTTTAGGTGTATTAAAAAAAGAAAGTAGCAAGGTTCGCGAATCTCTTCTTGAAGAATTACATTTAGAGCTTGAAAAAAATAAATTGCTTGAACCTGTACTAATAGAAGGTCCGCAGGGGCCTCAAGGTGATGCAGGTCCTCGAGGACTAACTGGTTTAAAAGGTGATCAAGGTCAACCCGGTGTTAAAGGG